TCATAGCTTGTAAAGTCAGCATTTTTAAAAGATTGGTAAATTTTTCTCCAATCTTCAGCTAAAAAAAGGTTATTTTGACGTCCGGTTATTGACATAGATATCTGCCTCGTTAATGTATTATTTATTTTTCTAAATTATGTGGTATTTTATTAAGCAATCATATTGCGGCTGTCAAACTGAAACTGCAATGTCTCTTGTATATTATACGGAACATACATTAACGAAGCTTCGATCTGTAATCCATTATCGACTTGAGTTACAATAGTCTGTATAGGTCTTACACGAGGATCACTATTAATAATATCAGTAACGTCGTTGACTATTAATTCTTTAATCTGAGGAGTTAATGGTTCAAATAACATATCCCAGATTATAGTTCCAAACTCAGGATTTTCTAATTTTTCACCTTTACGAATATGAAAGTGATTAATAATATCCTGCTTAATCAACGCCAAATCATATAAAGCACTGTTTGCAATATCAGGACTTACAGTACTAAAACCTTTATAAGTTCGAGGAAGAAAGGGTTTTAGATTCTGAGCTTGAGATGCTGTGCTTATACTTAGATTGTTATATCCTAATATCGCCATTTTACGCTCCTGACAGTATTTATTTTATAAAAAATCAGTAGCCTGCACGTTTCAACATCTGTGCTGTCCCGTCTACCATACTGTTAGGTTTAGCCATAATCGATCTTACTGATAACACACCATTGTCGGCTAATGTTTTATTATTAGCAACAACTGCTGCTGGAAGAGTTGCGATTACATGGTCTTCAGGATAATTTACATACTTAGGTAAGAATATCAAGATGTACATTCGACCAAGGCTCAAGTCACCAATTTTTAGAGCTTTCTTCCAATAGTCAAAATACTGTTCAACGATGTCAAGTTGCTGCGCTCTCGAAAGTTCACGAATATTATCAGTATTCCAATTTGTTCCGTACGCTTTGTTAATCATAGTTAACGCACCTGGTCCAAACTGTATGAGCCCGGTATATCCCCAAGGGTTACGAACAGTTGGACTACAATTTGATTCCAGTCGCATTAGTGTAATGAGTTCTTCGACTTTCTGTCCATACTTAGAAGCCAACTTAGCTGACTTAGCTATAAACTCTTGGTCCTTTAACCATTCGCCGGGCATTCTACCAAGTGACCCATCATTGTAATCTGTCTTAACAGCACTGTTTGGATCTGAGTTGGCTGCATCAATATCTGTCGGAGAAGAACCTTTACTATTCTTAAATCTCTTACCAACAGAGCCGCCGCCAGCACCACTGCTTGGACCGCCTTCATACCCTGCATTACCGCCCAATTCAGCAGGTACCTTTTCAGCGTCAGCAGTACTACGAATAGTAAGACGTTCTGCATTTAACGCATAAGGCATCTGTGGGCTTTCTCTATCTGTGAGATCAGCAGTGAATCCTGGTGGATTGGTGTTTTCATGATGTGCCCAAGGTTCAGCAGTAGGTGCTCGCTTAACCAATACTGGACCTACACCCGGTAACGGATAAAGTACTAAACTCGAAGCTGGACTTCCAGAAATCACAGCAGGAACAGCTTCAACAGCCTGCGATGCCGAAATAGGCGAAGCACCGGGATCGTTTATTTTTATAGTTGCACCTTTTAGAATAATACCGCCGCTGGCTCCAACTTCTAAGTTAGCAGATGTTAATAGAGTACTACTACCACTTAGTATTTCAGTATTACGATTAGAACTTATCATAGTTCTATTAGCTTTGATATTCAAATCAGCCGAAGATGTCATATGTAATGCACCACTGGCTAATATATCTACTATAGCACCTGTAATTTTTGTATCTTGGGCTTTGATGTTTAAACCTTTACCTGCGTTTAAAGAAACATCCTTACCTGAGTTTAACGACAGGTCAGTGGTTGAAGAAAAGTTTAAACCTGAACCAGCTTTAAGATTAAGATTGTCACCAGATTCTATCGACGTTCTCGACCCTGAAAATAGATTAATAGCTCGCTGGGCATGTAGGTTAATATCACGTTCAGCGACAAAATTAAAATCTTCTTCTGTTCTAATACTAACACTGTCGGCAGCATAGATATCTATCTTACCGTTGCTGGTCATTTCTATCCATGCACTACCTTGAGCATTAGTAATATAGATTAAATCTTCACTGTTGTGTAAAAGTATTTGATGCCCTGTTCTCGTTCTAATACGGAAACTTTCGTCCTGTGGATAATCTACTAAACCATCAGAGCCGCCATCTTCAAGATTAACATATTCTGAAGGACCTTCATCTGGCTTGTATTTTCTCAACATACGATCATTGCCATCATCCATGATGAACTGATGGCCACCTAAGCGACTTATAAACTTGTTAACTTTACTATCACTACGGCCGACACTGCCCTTTTGTGCATTTGTTCGTTTATCTAATGGACCCGGTGTACTGATTCCAAACACATTACTGGGTGTATCTCTACGTGCGCTACTGGTAGTTGGTCCACGAACAGTATCAGTTAACAAACCCTGTCTCATCAATGCATCTGCGAGAGGATGCACTGGTTTTTTCATTTCATCTATCTTTGGATTGATAGTACTGTTTCCAGTCTTGATAGATCCTCTGTTAACTTCACCAACAGGTATAAAATCTGTATTGTAAGTAGTTTTTGTATCTGAGGTTTTACCATCCCATTTAGTTTCATCACTCTCACGAGTTTTGCCAGCTAAAGACTTACTGCCTGCTATCCCAGGTATCATGTAATTCATATAGACGTTTTGTACACAGCCAAACCAATACCCTTGTCCCGGTTCGCCATTGACAAACATAACCATAACCAACGTACCAGTATCCGGAGGCACAAACCAAAATCCATAACTTTTTTGTGTATGGTTAAATTCTTCAGGATCTGATCCGTTTAGATCAACATCCGTTACTCCATAGAACGGACTGAGATATCGTACAGTAAACAACTGTTGGCTGGCTGATGGTTGGTTACCGATTGGACTTAACAATTCAACTTCTAATGCACCTTGACGCATCGGGTCATTATTGGTTATAACCTTAGCAATGAATGGACCAGACGATCCCACATTTGCTCCAGATTGATACGTGTCGTTCCTCGATCTATCGCTTTCCATTTCCTACCCTTATCCGAACAATGAGTTCTTTCCGCTGGCACCGGATCCAAGTTGGACACGTCTGCGGATACCTTTAATAATCTGTGTAAATTTATTGTGATTGAATTTTGATTCAACTTCAGTAATCATAAACAAACCGCTAAGTTCGTCAACTGTTTTAGCAAACTTATAAAAACCAGTCACTGGGTCTAAATCAATTGGAGTACGTATTACTACCACAAAATCAGTTTCCCCACTTTGGTAATTCATAGATCCGTCTTTTAATACATTAAAATTATCTTCTTCTATTATTTGATTGCCCATGCCGCTGCTGGGAAGATAATAAGGATCACCTCTAACTTCAATTTCTAAATTACAGAGATCGCCGCCATTTGTTAATATAGCTTCTAACGAACGAGCCTGCATACTCTTGTCATCGTCTGTTCCAGAACCACGAGGCACAGTTGATAACGATGACGGATCTGAAGTTCGAGCAGCAGCAGGACCGCTGTCTTTTGCTTCAACTGCTCCACCTTGTGCTATTTTATCTTTCGGTCTTGCATTAGCATCTGGTGTTAATGCGCTATTATTAGTACCAGTATTACTACAGGCATCTGACGGTAACTGTGCAAGAAAAGCACAATTATATTCTAAGTTTAAATTGATAATATCTGTATTTTGACCTGTATAGAGATATTCATACACACGTGTTACACTGGCATTTACTGCAGGATATCCCGAAGGCGGAGTATTTGGTGGTAAGAATCTGCTAACTGAAACTTTATAAGGAACAACTCTAAAGATCATTTTTCTAACCTGTCGTCCTAATGATAAACTATGAACACCATCTTCAATACGAGTTTCAATTCGGTACCAATCAATCATGCCCATTGGGTTTGATAATATATTTTCTTTCAATAGTTGTTTAATAACATAATCACTACGAAGAATAACGTCCGTTATAATATCCTGTATCTTTGTATTTTGTTTATAGTTGAATGTTTTGGCTGTTTTTACATTTATATTACGATCTTTGTAAATCTGTCTAACTGTATCGTACTGAGGTGTATCTGGAAACGGAATTTGTCCTGCGTCATTAAATCCAGTAAAGATTTGACTTCCTGATATGATATTACCTGTATCAGATGGTGTTGTAAACTTATCTGGAAAATGTATTTCATATGTGTCAGTAGCATCTACTATTTTGTCTTTAACCGCATTTTTAGCCTGTTCGTCTAAAGATTTCTTTAGACTTTTACCACCACCAACTAATACATCTTTTACTCCAGAACCTTCCATAGCTGTTGCTGTAAGTACACTGGTATAGGGATCACGAAATGCTACTTCATTGTAGGGAATAGCTTCACATTCGTAAATGCTACCAGCTTGCCCTGCTTTTAATTTGATGTTGAGAAATTTAATTGGCATGTATCGAGTTATGCTATTGTCAATAAAAGGTTTTTTATCTTCTCTATATCCTGCAAATTCTATCATCAAAAGAAAACTTGCTTCTTTAAAGTTTTGATATCCGCCAGCATTTGCACCAGCTTGTAACGCTATTAAAAATAAACCCAAGCTATAGGGTTCAGTTACTTTAAAAGTAATCTTAGTTGCAAAAGCAGATCCTGCACTTTTACTTAGACTGGGTATACTGGTTATAATTAGGTCATCGATGATATAATCATAACTGCCGAAATCAGTTTTAACGTGATTGTCTTTTTGCCAATCACCTTGTGTCCTACATACAATATTGCGTAGAGAACCTGCACTAAATTTTCCGTCTTTTTGCTGTTGCGGAGTTAAGCAGGCTAACGTATACAGACAGTTAAACGAAACGTATTGGTTTAAAGGATTCTTTCTCGCAGATGCATACTTGCCGGAATTATATCCTTGACCCGATACTACATTTGGGTTTTGTAAACCTGCGATTATTCTACTCATCGGAGATGTATTACCCGGAGTTGATGAGCCGCTTGATGTATAACTGGTATCACCCGTGGAAGCTTCGCTTCTAAATGCAGGTGGAGTTGTATTACTTCCAGAACCTACTGCACCTCCAGTAGATCCAGTTGAGTCTGGGGTGTTACTGTCTCTCGCAGTTGTAGGCGGCGATGGTACTGTAGGAATAGGTGTAGGAGTTTCTCCATTTGACTGAGAGACTGTATAGGTTGTCGGTGGAATATTACCGAGATATTCTTCCATTATGAAAGTCCTAATATTACCAATAGATCTGATTTCTTGGGCAATTTAATAGTTACACCTGTCCTGAAACCATATATAGGATCAGTTATTATATCTATGTTTCTCTGCATAAACACCCACCACAAATGTGGGTTTCCATAGATATCATACGCTAACAAATCAGGTCTGTAATTATACTGAGGTTGGATAGTATATTCGAAGTCGTCTTGGCTCGACGGAATGGATCTGGGTTTCCAAATTTCTAAATAGAGTTTATTCTGGGTAGTGTCATACCAAGGACTGGATGCTGAATACTTTGCTGACATTAGACGAATCCTTTACCGTCGGCATTTGTA